TTGCTGTATCGCTTTGTGGTCTTTCGCTTGCGTGCCATCTGGTTTTCCCGCGCGCTACCGCGCTTCGCGCTACTTGAGCGGCGCGGGGAAGGATCAGCCGCGAGAAGCTGGTGTGTCAACGTCGTTATCCCCAATTGGGCGCGTTCGGGCAAAGCCAATAGGGAGAAGCCCATGAGTGTGGAGACGATATAACAGCCCCACTTGAGCAGCGACGGCGCAGGAGATTAGGGCGAGTGGGGCGTTCACTTCGACGCTGGTCTTGTCGTTGTAGAGGCGTTCCAGTTCCTCTTGATCGGACGCGTGGATCATCTGGTCAATGTAGGGCTCCATCCAATCGGGCATCGTCCAGTCGCTCATTGTGTTACTCCCTTGAAAAACCCAACGGGCGGAGAGGGCGCACAGCCCGCGACAGGGTTGAAACCTCTCCGCCCTTGCGCCGCACCCACCATTGGGTGCGCGTCGCATCCTCATGATGCAATCCCGAGGCGCTCGTGTATCTCCTTGCGCTGCTCGGCGACGGCGTTGTCCTGGTCCTGCTCGATCGACGGCGTCTCTCCGCGGATCTCCACGACGCGCGCCTTCAGGCTCTCCGGTAGATTGCGGTCTTTCCACGCCTGCACATGCTCGGGCGCCCAACCGTAATGCCGGCGCACCTTGAGGATGGGCGGGGGGAAATCCTGCTCGGCGACGAGCCGCTTCCAATTGCGGCCGAACCAATCGGCGGAGCGGCCGATCTCGCACGCCGTTTCTTCCAAGGTGAGCGGACGGGTCATAGGCTCTCCAGCACCGCGCGGCCGCGCGGTGTGATCTCGGCGCGGCGTCCGCGGCTGTCGAGCTTGGCAAGCCCGCCGCGCGCGAGGGCGCGCACCGAATTGCCGCTCACGTAAGGGAAGCTGCCCCATCCCGCGCGGTTTCTCTCCAGAGGATCCTTGGCGAGACGCTTCAAAGCGAGCCGCTGCCCGCGGGGGAGTTTCGCTTGCGACGTCATGCGGCTTCCCGAACCAGCAGTGGCGTCATGATCGCGCGTAGTGCCGTGTGGCTCGCGGCCCACTCCGAATGCCCGTCAAGAAGCGCAACGAAAAGCCGCTTGAAGTCCTGATAGATGTCGAGCGCCCGCCGATCGTCTTTGAGGACGTCCGCGCAAAGGGCGAGCGCAAGTTGTGCTGGACCCGATCCGCCGTAGCCCCAACTGAACCCTGTCGGCGAGTGGTTCATGAGATCCAGCCGCAGGGACAACTCTTGTGGCTTGGACGTCGATAGCGCGGCCGTGCTGTGGGTCGGCCAGAGCGACGTGTAGAGCACAAACACTCTGCGATCAGCGCGTGCCATGTAGAGGCTTTGCGGCGTCATACGCCGTTCTCCTTTGAAGAAAGAGGCCGGCCGCCGGATTGTGGCACGGCGGCCGGCTCAGGTGGCGCGGCGCCCATCGCCGCGCTCGACGGACGGGGGATGCTGTCCGCCGCATTGCTGGCCTCGGGAGGAAGGCTAGCTCTTTGCTGACAGATGGCGCAGACTTCGTGAGCGTCGCCAGGCTCTAGCAGCCATACCGTGTTGGCCGGCACGTCGCGCAAACAGAGCGTCCAGAGAAGACGGACGTCTGAGTGAACGTCGGCGCCTTCGACGATATGCACAACGCCGGTCGCGTCCGTCCAACGGATCTCCTTGCCGTCGATCTTGCGAAACGGCGTCTTGGTCATGAGGGTGTGCCTTTGAGGCTTGCGCGTGCGCCGTGCCGCTGGGCCGCGACCGGCGTCTCGGGTGTTCCGAGACAGTCGCCAAGCTGGCCGATGCGCGCGACGTCCGCTTGGCCCTGCTCGTAAAGTTCGAGCAGGGCTTTCGCCTCATCGACGAGCTGATCGGAAACCTCGGCGATCAGCGCGAGATTGTGTCGGGCGTCGTCGACGATCTCGGCGAGAGGCTCGCCGCGCTCGCGCCGCGCGCGGAGCACGGCTGACGGGCGCACATCGTTGCCGAGGCCGTCGGAGAAAAAGGAGGGGACGGTCACCGTTGCGCTAGGGTTAGGAGTGGTCTTGGACATCGGCGCCCGCCCCCGTCAGTTGCGTTCTGTGTGCAACGACGAACGTAAGCTGCTTCGCCCACAAATGCAACAGAGTGGCACATTAATGTGCCGAAAGCGGTATATTTTGTTTCCCGTGAAACACTTAGCAGATTGCGGCATGGTGTCAGCGTGGGGGTTGAGCCATGCGCGCTTACGTCATGCTGGTTGCTTTCGCGGGGTTGCTCGGTGCGTGCGCCGGGCGCGAGCCGGACCCGGTCGACGTGGTGCAGGCCCACGACGCGAATATGTCGTGCATGCAGATCCGCGCCGAAGTCGCCGCCAACAACGCCAAGGTCGAGCGCCTCGCCAAGGAGAAGGGTTGGAAGGTGGCGCAGAACGTGGCGGCCGGCGCCGCCGGGCTGGTCATCCCCGTCTTGTGGTTCGGCATGGACTGGCAGGGCGCGGCCTCCAAGGAGGCGGCGGCCTTGCAGGCGCGCCAGAACTATCTCGGGCAGCTCGCCTTGCAGAAGGGGTGCTCTATGCCGCGCACGGCCGCCCGATGAAGCCGCTCCGGCGCTATGACGAGGCCTTGAGGCTCGCGCTCGGCGTGGCGCTCTGGCCGTTCGGTCTGGTGGCGGTGTCGCTGCTTGCGGTCTTGGTCTTCGGCTAGCGTCTCAAGAGCCTTTGCGGACGCGCAAGGCCAGCACCACGGGGCCGACGATGTTGTCCGGGTTGATGGCGAGCGGGTCGCGCTTGGCGGCAGGATCCCAGGTCTCCGTCACCAGATAAGGCGGGCGCCAGGCCCGGAACACGGTCTCGGCGGTGCCGCGCATTTCGTCGACGATCTGCGCGCAGACCGCATCGCCCGCGCGCGCCGCCACGGTGCGGTCGACCTTGACCATGTCGCCAGGCATGTAGCCTAGCATTTCCAGGCCGCGGCCTTGGATTTCCCACACGCTTTGATCGGCGGTTTCGATCTCAAGCTCGGGCGGGACTGCGTCATCGAAAAGCTGGTTGACTTCTTCGGCGAACCCCATGGGGCCGCCGCTCCCGTTCAGCACGTCGAGAAGGTCTTGCGGCAAGGGAATGCCGCTCGCCTTGGAGAGCTTCCGCAGGCTCGTGGTCGACATGACGTAGCGGTAATCGTCCGGCGGGTTTTCATTGCGCCCAATGGTGGTCTTCGACACTTCAGCCTTTTGGGCGGTTTGGTTCTGAGACCAACCCCGCACCTGCCGAACCTTTTTTATGAATGTGCTGACCAGACCTTGAAGCGCGTCAATGTCATCGCGTGGCGGCATACCGAATCGTCCCTGAGAGGATGTTCCAGTATGCAACACGCCACTTACCCCCAACATGTAGAAGAAAAGAGTTGTGCCGGTGCGCAAATCACCTTAACTCGGCACATTAATGGACCACCTTGATCGCATAACGCGGATCGAAAGTCGAGCGCGGGACCACCGCCTGAGCCTCCGCAAGTTGTGCGCCATGGTGAAGAAGCGCGACGGCAAGCCGATCTACCCGGTCAATTTGCGCCGCTGGAAAAAGCGGCAAGTCTCGCCGCAGCTCGGCAACCTCGACAACACGCTGGACCCGTTGGAGGAGGCGCTCGACGAACTCGACGCGGCGATGCTCAAAAAGCTGTCCGCCCGCGTCAAGGGCAAGACGGCCGAGGCCGAGGAGGCGCGGCCATGAGCCCGATGCTCCGCGACGCGACCCGCCGGCTGATGTGCACGGCCTATCAGGTGGCCGGGCAGCGGGCCGATGCGCCGACACCGCTCATTGAGCAATTGCGCGAGCGGGCACGCGAAGTCTCAGTGCTCGGTCTCGAGACGGGGGCGGCGCTTCCCGATGACATCCAGATTTTAGTGGGCGCAGCGAAAGCCGTTCACCGCAATCCACAAAGTCCGCGCGCGTTCGACTTGCTCGGCGCGGCGCACGCTCATTGCGCCGACGCGTTGCCGCGGCAAGCGGCGACGGAGAGACCGGAGGCGCCAGAGGCGCAACCGTCGTTTTGGTGGATGAAGGATTAGGGGGGCTCATGAGCGACGCCGTCAATCACCCCGCGCACTATCAAGGCGCGAACGGCATCGAAGCCGCCGACGTCATCGACGATTTCAGTCTCGGCTATTGGCTCGGCTGCGTCGTCAAATATGTGCTCCGTGCCGGACGCAAAGGCGACGCGCTCGAAGATCTCAAGAAGGCGCGCTGGTGCTTGGAGCGCGAGATCCAGAAGCGCGAGGCGGCGCAGCGTGCCCAAGACTTCAAGGGCGTTGTGGCGGCCATGCCGCCGCTCGCGGAGCATGTCGCGCGGATGCCCGACGACAGCAAGTTTGCGCCGGGCGGGCTCCGCACATGAGCCAGCCCCTCGACATGGAGCATTGGGAGAGCTTCGGCGTCGCCTTGCGGATTTGCATGGTCGGCTTCGAGGACGCGGACGAAACGGTCGCCAAGGCGGCGCGCTGTTCGGTCGGCGCCGTGCGGCGCGGTCGCTGCGGCCAGCGCGTGGCGGAACTCAACTTCAAGCGGCTCTGCGCCTTCATGGACCGCGACCCAAGCGAGTTTCTCAAGCCTGACACGAATTCGGCGGCCGACGTCAACGCGACCCCTCGCACAACCGACGCCGCCGTAGCCCCACCGCGGTCTCGCCGCAAACAGTCAGCGGTGGGGCGCTCTTCCAAAAAAGATGCGCTACCGGCCTCGGGGAGCTTCGACCGATGGTGACGCAGGAGTGGTTTCTCAAGTCCCGCGCCGCGCGCGATCGCATCTGCGATTACGAGCAGCGGCGGAACAGCCCCGCATACCAGCGCGGCCGGGAGCGCACGCAGTTTCGCCGCAAGCCGTCGCCTACGCCGATGGCCGCGCAGACGGACCTGGAAGACTATGCCGGCGTGTCGCAGGACCCAAAGCGCGCCAGCTTTGCCGACGTGACACGCGCCTATCGGGCGTGCCTGGTGGCGGCGTGCGCCGTGATGCGCCTGGACGTGACGCTGGTCCCGGCGCGGCCGGCGCAACGGGGCTGCATCGCCAGCCCGCAAGAGCGGCTCTTGACCTTGGCGCGGCAGATCGCGCTCTACGTCCTCAATTGCGAACTCGACTACCGGCAATATCAATGCGCCGCGGCGGCAGGCTTGAAACGCGCCGGCGCGCTCTATGTCATCCGCCAAGTGGAAGACATGCGCGACGACCCGTTCGTCGACCGGATGATCGAAGCGATCGCGACGAAGGTGAAGCAAAGGGAGGCCGCCTAATGGGCACGATGCGTCACCCGCTGCGCAACGAGTTCGACGAGTTCAAGGTTCAGCTTGAGCGCATCAAAAACAAGCCCAATCACGAAGGCGTGCAAGCGCGGGCCATGCTCGCGCTCATCCCACCGCTGATCGACGTGCTGGAGGCGGAGCGGGACAAGGGCACCGATCCGCTCTTGACCGCAACGGCGTTGCGCGCGGTCGCCGGCAACATCACGCACCAGGCCGTGCAGACCTGCGGCGCCCGCCTCGGCTCGCCGCAAGCCACGCTGGAGAGGTTCCTATTGCTGGTGATGAAGGACGTCGAGAAGCGGCTCGCCCCGCAATCGAAACTCATTCTCCCTGGACTGCCGCATTGATTTGCTCCGGCGGTCTACCGGCTATTCGCCTGCTTGAGACCGCCGGAGCGCAACACGAAGGAGAGGCTAAAATGGCAAAGACAGCGAAGAAAGCGACCAAGACCGCAAAGAAGGCGAAGGCCACGAAGACCCGCGCGCGCTCAAGCCGAGCGTCGAAGAAACCGCGCGTCGCGAAGACGACGGCAGCACTAGCGCGCTCAAGCAGGCCAGAGGCCGGTAGCGCAACATCAAATGTCGACGAGGCGGCGGCCCTCGACTTGCTACAACGGACGGTCGCCAAAGGGCAGATGGTCATCGGCGACAAAGAGGCGCCGCTTGCCAATTGGCTGGTGCAACAGGGCTACGCCACGACACAGCGCCAAGGCGCGACGTCGCGCCTCTACCCGACGACGGCCGGCCGCCAACGCATCCGCAACATCTAATCTTGCGCCGCGCGTCTACCGGCTATTCGCCTACTTGAGACGCGCGGGCGTGCCCCAGACTGTCAGGAGGACAGGATGAGCTTCACAAATCTCGCCGCACCAGCGCGCGCCAATGTCAAGGCCGTCAAGATGAGCGCGCAAGAGCGCAAGAGTTCCGCCGTCGTTGTGCGGTTGACCGTGCCCGTAGACATTCTCGACGCGATCGGCAAGCCCTCAGATTGTTATGCGCTCGCCGTGGGGGGGGGCGACCAGGCGGGGAAGCTGAGACTATCAAAGGTGGCCGGCGGCGCGTTCTCGCCTCGGGTGCTGAAGGGCTCGGCGATCTTCTATCTCGGCGAGACGCTGTTCGCCCCCGACGGAGCGCAGAAAGCCACGCCTTGCAAGCACGAAGCAGGCGCGGGCGCCATCATCGTCACCATGCCGGCCTGGTGTTTCGTCGAGAACGACGAGGCGTAGCATGAGCAACCGCGTCGGCCCCCGGCAGCTTCGTGAAATGGCGCAAGCGCGCATCGGCGAGGTGTTGGGCGCGCTGTTTCCCGGCCAGGCCATCACCTACCCGGTGTTCACGCCGCTGAACCCGACGCGCGACGACAAGACGCCGGGGAGCTTCGTCATCTGGACGCGGGGCGCCGCGTGCGGCGGCTTCATCGAGTACGCCCGCGAGGGCGAGAAGGGCGACGTCATCGACCTGGTCGCCTATGTGCACCGCCGCGACCGCGCCTTCGCGCTGCGCTGGCTGGAAGATCTGTTCGGCATCCGCGACATGGACCCGGCCTTGCTCCGGCAAGCCAAGGCGACCGCGCGGACGAAAGCCTGCGAGACGCAGAAGGCGGACAGCGCCAAGCTCGCCCGCAAGCGGCGCATCGCGAACGATATGTTCCGGCGGGCGGAGCCCTCGATCCTCGGCACCGTCGCCGAGGATTATCTGGCCGCGCGCGGCATCGCCTACCGCGCCTTGAAGTTCCCCGAGCAGGATGTGCGCTTCGCGCCGTCGCTCGAATGGTGGAAGGGCGCCAAGTGGAAGACCGAAGAAGGCGGCGTCAAGACCAAGGTGGAACCGGGACCGAAATTCCCGGCCATCGTCGCCGCCATGCGGAACATCCACGGCGAGCTCACCGCCGTCCATTGCACCTTCCTGCGGGCGGACGGCACCGGCAAGGCGGACGTGGCCGGCGCCAAGCTCATGTACGGCCAGGTGAAGGGCGCGATCATCCGCCTGACGCGCGGCCCATCGAACCTGACCTGGGAGGAGGCGAAGGCCAACGGCGTGCTGGAGCCATTCGCGGTTGGGGAAGGGCTGGAGACCATGCTCACGGTCGGGCTCGCCATCCCGGAGTGCGTCACGGGCGCCGCCGGCAGCCTCGACAACATCGCCAACGTCTATGTCACCCACGACCGGGTCGAGGAAACCTATGTCTGCTTCGACAACGACGCCGGCCCGAAGCTCGCCGAGAAACGGAACACGATTATGGACGTGCTCGGCGCAAGCGGAAACCCGGTCGCGGCCATGATGCCGCCGGACGGGATCAACGATTGGAACGAGGCGTAAGGAGGCCACAATGCGAAACGACCCAAATCTCTTGCGGGATGCAGCGGCGGAGATCCGCGCGCTTCGGCGGCACAACGAAATCCTCGAGGCCAAGGTCGGCGTCATGGAGCTGTTCGCGTGCGTTCTGCATACCACGCCCGCGCAACGCCATGAAGGAGCCGCTGTCGACATTGCCTGGGAACTGGACGAGCGCGCAACCAAGGTCGAAGCCGAATTCAAGGAGGCCGCCGATGAGAAAGCCTAAGCCGCCACGCACCCAGACCAAGACGCAGCGTGTCAAGCAGCAACAGGCGCAGACGCCGGCGCCGGAAACGCAGAGCGAGCCGGAGCTCCCGCGCGTCATGGCGCCGGAGCTCTTTCTGCCGTCCGGCAAGCCGCCGGAGCCCCCGCCGCTGACGCTGGAGGGCGGCCGCCGTGCCGCCGACCGCGGCATGGAGCGCACGCTTGGAGAGGAGGTCGAAGGCCTCGGCGAAACCGTCGACGTCGGGCAGCCGAGCCCGCGCGGCGCGTACAGCCCGAGCGAGGCGACGATCGCCGACCGCACGCGCCAGGATAAAGGGCTGCCGCCGCCGGGACCGAGCGTGCGGCCACTCGGCGGCAGCATGGAGGAGATCGCCAGGGCGCATGCCCGGTCGATCTCGACAGACCTTCACGCGCGGGACGAGCACGGCAAGGTCATGCCGACGCTGGCCGACCGCGTGCGGACAGAGGGCGTGCCGGCGCAGCTTGGCGGCAAGACCAAGAAGACGTAAGCCCCGCGCGCGTTCCGCTAGTCACCTTGCGTTGATGCTTTCAGGCCCCTTGACCGGGGGACGGAGACCCTATGCCCAAAGGCAAAGGCGGAGCCAGCGCGATCCGCGCGTCGTTCGCCGACGCAAAGCAGGATGCCGCGCGCCAGGCGGAGCACTACGACCCGCCCGCGCAGGTCCGCGGCGTGGGGCAGCCCCGGCGCGTCACCGTTCGCGGCAAGGAGGAGGAGATCGAGGCGGGGGAGTGGCTTGGCTGGCCCCATGACAGGTTGCCGCCGGACTGCCCGGTCGCGCCGCTCGGCGTCGACGGCAAGGCGGCATACTTCGTCGACACGCTCGGCCAACTGATCGGCGTCTCGACCAGCGAGTGGGGCAAGAAAATCTTGCTGCAACTCTTCATGATGACGCCGAACTATCTGGAATGGGCCTGGCCGAAGTTCTCGCAGAAGGGCGGCATCAACGGCGTGGAAGTGGACGCCGCCTGCGCCTGCCTGTTGAAGGCGGCCGGACAGCGCGGACTGTTCCAGCCCATCGACCGGGTGCGTGGGCGCGGCGCCTGGACCGACGATTACGGCCGCCTGATTTGGCACTCCGGCGACCGGCTCTACGTGGTCGACGACGGGGGCTTGCAATCGAGCCCTCCCGGCGAGATCGACGGCCTGTTCTACCCGACGCGGCCCTTGACCATGGAGCCCTGGCCGGAGCCCGTCGACCATGAGGAGACCCCGGCGCAACAGATCTTCGCGGATCTCTGCACCTGGGCGTGGGGCCGGTCGCTGGATCCGCTGATCGTGCTCGGCGGCATCGGCTGCATGATGGTCGGCGGCGCGCTGCCCTGGCGGCCGCATCTGTTCATCACCGGCGACAAGGGCGTGGGCAAGACGGAGCTCCAGCGCCTCGTCAAGCGCGTGTTGTTGAGCGCGCTGCACGATTGCGGCAACACGACGGAGGCGGGCGTGCGCCAGCGGCTCGGCCTCGACACGCTGCCGGTCTATGTCGACGAAATGGAAGCCAGCGAGGACAACCGCCGCGTCATGGCGATTGTCGAGCTTGCGCGGCTCGCCAGTTCCGGCCAGCGCCTGTTCCGGGGCGGGGCGGACCATAAGGGCATCGAGTTCCAGGCGCGCTCGACTTTTTTCATGAGCGGCATCATCCCGCCGCCGATCAAGCCGCAAGACAAGAGCCGCATCGTCATGGTCGATCTCGGCAAGCTCAAGGATGTGGGCGAGCCGCCGCGCGTCGCGCCGGAGGCCGGGCGCATGATCCTGCGCTCGCTCATGGACAATTGGCACGACTTCGACCGCGCCTTCGCCGACATGCGCGCGCTGTTGAAGCGCGCCGACTTCGACGGACGGCAGCAGGACACTTACGGATCGCTGTTGGCCGTCGCCGAATTGATGCTCGGGCGCAAGGCGCTGATCGCCTCCGGCTACCCCATCGACGACCGCGACAAGCTCGGCGCCATGGTGGCGGAGGCGACCGTGAGCGAACGCAGCGAGACGCTGGAGAATTGGCGCGAGTGCCTCGAACATTTGCTCGGCTCCAACATCGACGCTTGGCGGGGCGGCGAGAGGCCGACCGTTGGCGGGCTGATCGCCGACTTCGAAGCGCCGCAGCCAGAGCAGGCGATGACCTTGGCGGGCGCGCGGGACCGGCTGGCGACGGCGGGGCTCGGTTTGCAGCAAGAGCCCATAGAAGGCGAGCCCGGCAAGCGCAAGACGCTGATCGCCGTGCCGCGCAAGTCGCCCGCGCTCGGACGGCTGTTCGCCAACACGCAATGGCAGAACGGCGGCTGGTGGACGTCGCTCAAGCAAGGCATCGCCAGCGGCGCGGTGCGACCGCCGAAGATCGTCAAGATCAACCGCATGGCGGCGCACTGCTTGATGATCGACTTGGCGGCTTACGACGAGATCGCAGGAGGAGGGGAGTGATGCTGGAACTTCAATTTCACTGGTGGGATTTGATCTCTATCGGCCTGTCGAGTTTCGCGTTCGGCTTCGCGCTCGCGACGTTCTTGTGCACGTTGCCTGTGAGGCGGCGCTAGTGGTGTCAGTCTTCCGGCCAGGGCTTGAGCTTCTTCTCGACCGCGCGCATGGCGAGGCGCGTTCGCAGGTCGGGCTTGATGGTGTTGCCGCGCGTGCGATGCACGCCCGCACAAAGCTGCTTGACGTGACTGAGAGACAGGCCGAGCGCGGCCCGGCCTGCCTCTTGCGTGTAACCCATCTTGTCAAGCCAGCGGGCAAAGGCCGTCTTGGTCATGGTCTACCTTCCGCGAACCAAATAGAGCACGGGCGCGCTCGTCTCAAGCTCCATCTGGCCGCCGCTGCGAAGGTGGTCCGCGATCTCCGCAACGACTTTGATGATTGGCATGGCTCAGCCCTCCTGGGTGGGCTTCTTCTTTTCCGCAAGTGGGGTGAGGTCGTTCCGATATGTCTCGAACGTGTGGCCGTGCCAATCCCGGTTCCTCGGCATATGCACGCGCACGCGCACCAAGCCACCCTCAAGATGTTCGACAACCTTGACCGTGAACGCGCCGCCCAGGCCGCTTGGTGTGTCGTAAAGCTGCTGCTTGCTCATGTCGTCCTCCTTACAGAGTGCACCAGGTGCACCATCACAGCCAGTCATATAGGTGCACCGGGTGCACTGTCAAGAAGGGCTCGGAGAAAAATGTGGAGGACGCGAACCGCCCGCGCTTAACCCGCGCTTTGGCCGAGGGAGGGCGCGCGCCCCGACCCTTGTTCTCTGTTGGTTTCAGCGCCAGCGGAAGGGAGAACCCCGACCCTTTGGGGAGAACGCACTTAACGCGCCGCGCCAGCCGCTAGCGTGAGCAAGCATTGGGAGAGACGGCTTAGGCGGGTTAGCGGACCTAACCCCACCTAACCAAAATCCTGAGGTTCCCCAATGACTTGGCTGAAAAGTTAGAAGTTAGGGAGAGCGAAGGCTTGCGCGCGCGCGCGCGTATAGGCTCCAGGTTCTAACTCTATCGCTAACTTGAGGGTTAAGAGGTTGATTATATTGGTAAAAAGGCGGTTAGAGGCGGTTAGGACGGCTTACCGCCTTGATCTGCCAGGCGGGATCGGCCCCCGGATCGGCAATTAACTATTGGTGGAGGCGATGGCGGACGCGGAAAACGGCGAAAAAGGGCAGGGTGGGGCCACACACGGCGCGCGGCCGGCTGAGCTCCCGCTCGCGCCCGCCGGCAGTCCGGCCGGTCGAGCGATCCGAGACGCTTTGCCTGTGGAGGCGGAGCGGGCGGAAAAACTTGCTCCACAACGGGGTCCGGGGAGGCCTCTAGGGTCAAAGAACAAACGGGATACCGAGATCGCCGATGCGCTGATCGAAACTTACGGCGACCCGCTCGAAGCCGATGTGGCGATCGGGACGATGGAGCCGGGCGAACTCATCACGACGCTGCGCTGTCTGGCCTCTGATCGCGGCCTCAAGCTCGGGATGGATGTGGGCGACATCTTGAGGTTCCAGGCGGGGCGGCGGGATGCGGCGATGAACTATCTCCACTCGAAGCGCGCCCAGGTGGACCCGAAGACGGGCGAGGCTGTGGTGCCGGTGCTCGGCTTCGGCACTTTCTCAGGCTTCGACGGACGGCCTGGCGATGGTGCCAAGAGCATCGAAGATGTTGTGAAAAATCAACAGGTTATCGACGTGACGCCGGAGAAGTCGGACGGGGAGAAGTCGGACGATGCGCCAAGCGACTGATTTAAAAACGATAATTCTGCCGCGGCCACTGATCGAAAATCATTGGCTACGGCGTTTTCGAGCTGCCCGATGCGGTCGCGCTGCCGCGCGCCATGCGCGCGCGCGGATCAATCACGCGCGCGATCTGTGCGCGGGCCTTCAAAAAATCGCGGGCGCCAGCCCCCCTATGGGGGTCTGTTCTCACACACACACGGGCTTGCTGGGTCACCTGGCGCCGCGCTCGGATCTTTTTATCGAGCTCGGGGTGCGGGAAATGGCGGCCGGGGGTCGGGGGCGCGGGTGATGAACGACGAAAAGTCGAAGCTGCTCACAGATGACATCTACGGGCCGGTAAAGGACGAGTTCAAGCTGCCGAAGGGTGAGGAGTTGCGTCAGCTCACTGGCTCCGAGATCAGCCCTATGTATTTCGAACCACCTGGGCCTGTCGGAGAAAGCTACGTCTATGGCATGGCCCCCATCGACTACATCGTGGGGCCTGTCGGGTCAGGAAAGACGACGTGCTCGACCTTTCGCATCCCAATTCACGCATTGCGAATGCCTGCTTGTAAGGACGATGTTCTCCGTGCGCGCGGCGCAGTGGTCCATGAGAACTTCCGTGCGTTGTACCGCACTGGACTTGAGAGCATCTTCCAGTTCTTCCCGCGTGACTTCCCCGGCGCGACGTTTGAGGGCGGGCAGGACCGTCCCTTCCGGTTCACCCTCCGCTTTCTAACGCCAAGGGGAAAGAAGTTGCAGATCATTTTGGACGGCTTTGGGATTGGGAAGCATTCGATCGAGGAGCTCTTGCGCGGCTACCAATGCAACTTCTTTTGGAATGTTGAGGCCGACCTAATTCCCGAAGGCGCTCCAGAGTTCGAATATAGCCGCGTGGCACAAGGCCGCTATCCCGGCAAGGCGCGTCTTAAGGATCCAGAAGCGCCAGTGCCTGGATCGGTGTTCGGCGACCTCAACCCCCCGCTGATTTCGCACTACATATATCGAGATTTCGTCGAGGACGTAAAACCTGGTCACGTACTACGGCGCCAGCCTTCGGGACTGTCCGACAAAGCAGAAAACCGAAAGTACACGAGCCGCGCAGAGTACGAACAGATGGCGCTAGTTCTCGGGAAAGATAAGGTGCGACGCTTCGTGCATGGTGAGTTCGGGCTTCAAGGGGATGGCGCTCTTGCCTACACCGAGTTTGACCATGAAATCCATATCTCCAAGGAGCCGCTCGCCCCACTCGACTTGCCTATACGTATCTCGCTCGATGGAGGGGGCACGCCCGCCGGCGTCGTGCGACAGTTCACGCCGCGCGGGCATCTGCGGGTCCTCGATGAACTCTGCACTCCCGAAAAGGAGATAACCGGCGCCGGGCGTTTTGCGGAAATGTTTGTTGACTTGCTGCAATCCAAATATCGCGGGCTCCCGATCGCTTGGGCCTTCGGCGACCCAAGTGCATTCCACGGTGCAGATCGACAGGCTGGAGAGTTGTCCTTCATGGAAATTGTCGGGAAGGCTCTAAATGTGCAGATATTCCCAACGCCAACCAATGAACCAGTCGCGCGGCAAGAAGCCGTCGCCTACCTTCTAAGAAAACGACTTGATAGCGACGGAACGCCATTTTTCCAGTGCTCATCGACTTGCAGGCGGCTGGTGGGCGGTTTCCAGGGCGGTTTCGTTATCAAAATGAACCCCAACGACGTTAGCGATCGCTTCGCCTTCGTCAAAAATAAGTTCTCGCATGTCCATGAGGCGTTGCAGTACGGAGCCTATGGAGATCGCGGGCACGCCGGGCTCATCAACGACGCCGCCCGCGCCGGACGGCCGGGGAATGTGGTGCCGCTGATCCGGCCGGTGCAGGGCAACGTCGATTTCAACGTGCCATGACGCAAATTGTCGTCGAGGCGCCGCCGCCCATCGCAGACGTCGTGTCGATCTTTACCGGCAGGCGCATCGCCCGCGCCGTCGACGTCAAGATCGCGATCATGCATTGGCACAAGTCGGACACCTACGGCTTTCGCGACGCGGACACCGGAGAGCTCGTCGCCGCGTTTGGTCTCGCGCCGGCGCAGGACGCCGGCGAGACCGTTCTGGAAATGTGGTTTGTGTGCCGCCGGTCGATCATCCCACACCTTGTCGCGATTGCCCATATCGCGCGCTTAACGCTCGCGCGAACGTCGGAGACTACGGGCCTCACGGTCCTTGCCCGTGTGGCGCATGGTCTGACGTCGGGCCAGCGCCTCGCCCGGATTATCGGGCTGAAGCGGGTCGGGGATGCCGAGGCTTTCGAAGTGTGGGGCTGGCAATCGAGCGGAGAAACCCATGAGCAAGGTTGTCGAAGACGTCGTGGACTTCGTGACGGGCGCGGACAAGAAGAAGGAGCAGCAGAAGAAGGCCAAAGCAGCCCAGCAAAAGGCCGCCGCCGATGCGGCCGCAAAACAAAAGGCCGCCGATGCGGCCGCCGCAAAAGCGGCCGCAGAACAGAAGGCCGCAGCGGAGAAGGCGGCACTGGACAACGCCAAGGCGCTTGAGGCGCAGCAAAAGGCCGCAGCGGAGGCGCGCGAACAGCAGCGGCTCCAGACGTCGAAGCAGACCGAAGCCCTACAAGTCGAGCGCGCGAAAGACCAAGAGACGATAGCGCGCGGCCGCCGCGCCCGGCGCGGCCGCCGCCTCCTACTCGCCGCGACGGGCGAGGAGGGTTTCAAGCGGACACTCGGCTAACTCCTGAATGGCAAACGAAGCACAGTCAGCACAGGCGACCAATAGTGCCTTCGATCTGCACAAGAGGCGGTCGGGTAAGGCGTGGACGGAGCGCCAGTTGTGGCAGAAGCTCTACGACGACGCCTACGAGTTTGCGATCCCCTTTCGACGGCCGGCATCGCGGCTCGGCAAGGCGCAATCGACCGTCGAGCGCATCTTCGACAATACGGCGATCGTGTCGAGCTTCCGGTCTGCGGGGCAGCTCAAGGAGGATCTCTTTCCCTCCGGGCAGGAGAGCTTTCGCCTGGCGCCGGGGCCAATCGCGAAAAAGGCATTCAAAGAGGCCGACGTCACGGAGCTCGCGCGGCAGCTCGAAGACATCACCCAGATTGTCTCTGCGTTTTTCATGGTGCCGGAGTTCGACGCGGCCACCAACGAAATGTGCATCGACTTGCTGGTCGGCACGGCCGCAATCTTGCCGCTCGAAGGTGACCGGGATCGGCCTGTGCGATTTGTCTGCATTCCGTTCGACGAAGTCGCAATCGAGGTTGACGCCTTCGGCGCCGTCACGCTCGTTTCGTGGAAGACCAAGCTGACGCTTCGCCAGATCAACAAGGCGTTCCCGAAAGGCGTCTACCCGGACGATTTCAAGGAGACCCTCAAAACCGCGCCGGAAACAGAGCGCGACATCTGGCAAGACTTCTACGTCGACGACAACGGACAATGGAAGTTCATCGCCTACGTCGAGAGCTCCGAGAAGCCGATTTGGACGGAGAGCTATCGTACCCAGCCGCTTGCCGTCCCGCGCTATTACCGCGTGCCCGGCGAAGCTTATGGCCGTGGCCCGATCCTGTTAACCCTGCCGACGATCAAGACGCTGAACAAGGCGATGGAGCTCATGCTCAAGGCCGCGGCTATCCAAATGCTCGGCATTTGGGGATGGCGGCCGGGCAGCGCCTTCAATCCCGACACCGCGCGCGTTGCACCGGGGCAGTTCTGGCCGATGGGGGCGACCGGCGGCGCGCTTGGCCCCGATGTTGCGCGCCTCGACACTGCCGGCGGTAAAATGGACGTCGGCCAGCTCGTCACCCAGGAATTGCGCGTGCAAGTCCAAGCAGGCCTGCATGATGAAAACCTGCCCGTCGAGGGGGGCACACCGCGCAGCGCGACCGAGATCATCGAGCGCATGAAGCGCACCGCGCAGAACTATCTCGGCGCCTTCGGGCGGCTCGTGAATGAAATTCATCCGGTCTTGGTGCGCCGGGTGATCGAGATCCTCTACGACGCCGGCATGCTGGAGACCGAAATCAACATCGACACCTTGCTCGTCAAGATCGACGTCCTGTCGCCGCTCGCGGCGTCGCTCCGCAGCCAGGCTCTCACCACCATCATCGAGTTTATCGAACTCGTGTCGGTTGTGAAGGGCGAGGAAGGGTTGGAGCTTCTCGTCAAGGTCGACGATGCCTTGCGTCATGTCGGGCTGGAGCGCGGCGTGCCGCCGCAACTCATCACGACCGAAACGGAACAAAGGGCGCTGGAGCGCCGGATCGAGAAGGCCGCGGCCCAAATGGTCGCCGCCCGACAACAGCAAGACGCCGCGCCCGCGGAAGCGGCTGCGTAAAGCCAAGGAGAAGTACGACATGCCGCCAGCCACCCGAGAAGCATCATTCGGCCCCCGCGAGGCTGTGCCCTTGGATGGGCTGTCGGCAGAGGTTGGCAACGTCAACGAGGTCCTCAAAGGTCTGTTCCCGCCTATGAACGACGAGGCCAACGAGCACGTCCTTGAGGAGCTCAAGCGCGTAGGCGCCGCCTACGCGCGTGTGTTCACCACAGACGACGGTCGCGCCGTTCTGGAACACTTGGCCGACAACACCGTGCGGCGCCCTACCTTTCAAGCGATGCCAGGCGTTCCTTTGGAGCAAATGGCCATTCTCGGCGTGCAGCGCGAAGGCTGCAACGCCCTGTTCTTTTTCATGATGCAGATGATCGCAACCGGGCGGCAGCAATCGCCGCCCCAACGAGAAGGGAGTTAGGCCATGTTCTTCGATTGGCTATTCAGACAGTTACTCGCACCAGAGGGCGAGGGCGGCGGCAGTGGCGGCGGCAGTGGCGGCGAAGGTGCCGGCGCCGGCGGCGAGGGCGGCGGCAACGAAGGGGCTGGCGAGGGCGGTAGCGCGGGCTCCTTGGCGGAGGCGGCAAAAGCCGCGACGGCGGCGCCGGAGGGCGGCGCGGGCGAGGGCGGCAGTCATGTCGACTTGCCACCTTGGGCGCCTCAAGGCTTGCCGGCGCATATGCTCGGCCAAAACGAGACGGACACGCTCGACAAGGTATTCAAAGCGTTCCAGGGCTTCCAAAAGGAGAGCTCCGAGCGCGGCGCCGTGCCTGAGGACGCGAGCGCCTATACGTTCGAGGAGAGCGAGGCAATCGCCCCGTTCGCAAAGGACTTCCAGGGCGACCCCGTCTACGAGGATCTGCAAAAGGCCGCGCAGGAGGCCGGCATTACCGACAAACAGTTCGCCAAGTTCCTGCCGCGGGTGCTGGAGGGTTGGCTTGGGATCGACGGGCTGGATCTCGCGAAACCCGTCGACTTCTCGGCCGAGGTTTTGAAGCTCGTTCCCGACACAGCCAAAGGGGCGGACGAGGCCGGACAGCGCAACGCAGCCGGCCGCCGCATCGAGGACGCGCTCGCCTGGGTCGACGGCGTCAAGGCGCAAAGCGGCTTCCACGCGGACGCCGCCCAAAACGAGGCGATCGCCGACTACCTCGTCGCGCAACTCGGCGACGACGCACGAGGCATTCAGGCCATCGAGTTCATCCGCGATCGAACGCGAAAAACCGGGCCGGCGCTCGGCGGCGAAGGGGGCGGCGGGGTTACCGACGCGGAGCTCGACGCGAGGTTGACAGACCCGCGCTATGACAGCCGCAGCCCGCAATACAACAAGGCGTTCGCGGCGGAGACCGACCGGCTCTTTCAAGAACGGTACGGCCACAAGCGCGTCGCCTGACGCGCACTTAACGCGCGTGAGGCTGCATCATCTTAGGGGCGACCGCGAGGGATGGACCCGCGGCCGCCCCTTTGTAATCGGAGCCCCAAAGCTCAGGACCAACGGCGCGGCGTGGTTATCGGCCGGAGCGGACTTCTCCAACTTTAGCGAGGTCCGTTATGAACAAGACCCTTCTGATGTTTCTCGGCCTGGCGGCACTGATTGTCGTCGGCGAGATCTTCGGCCCCGAATACGCGATCGGCGGCGCATTGCTGCTCGGCTCGATCGAGGCCCCCAATTGGTACACCGTCCAATACGACAAGCGGGTCAACCACCTTCTGCAATCCGAAGGCTTCCTGTTGCGCGGCACGACGTCGCCGCCCGTGGACGTCAAGGGTAACACTCTCCAGTTCTTCATTCTCGGCCGCGGCGAAGCGTCGGAAATGTCGCAGACCGTCGAAATGGTGCAGCCTGCCAATCTCGGCAAGGACACCATCGACGTCACGATGAAGGACTACCAGTTCGCCGAGTTCGTGCGGCACGGCGAGCCGGACCGCATCAGCGTTGAGTTCCGCACCGCCATTCAGGAAGCGGGCTCCATGGCCCTCGGGCGCAAGTTCGACCGCGTCATTTTGCAGGCCATGGACAATGAGGCCGCGAACATTGTCACGATTGGCGACGGCACCGCGGCGATCTCGCCCGTCGATTGCAGCCAGGGCAAGGCCGAGATCAACGCGCTCGGCATGATGCGGCAGAACGAGTTCTTCTTGCCGGTGCCGTCGATCGCCTGGGAGCAGCTGAACCTCTACAAGGTGTTCAACCACGCCGACTACACCGGGCCGGAGCTCACCTTTAAGAGCATGGGCGGGGCGAAGACGTGGAACAACATTCACTTCTTCCAGCTCCCCGACGAGGCGTTCACGTCGCCGGCCACGGGCCAGTTCTACACCTATCTGTGGAACAAGCGCACCGTCGGCTTTGGCTCCAACTACAACATCAAGAGCGTCATCACCTACGAGAACCTGTTCACGTCGTGGCTCTACAACTCGACGATGAGCGGCGCCGCGAAGGTGATCCAAACGCCGGGCGTGAAGCGGCTGCACATGAAGCTCAACGAGCCGCTCAAGCTCGACGACACGTTCCAGACCGAGGCGCTTGCGGCGGCCTTGACGCCGTAAAGCGTGCGGGGCGCGCTTCGGCGCGCCCCGATCTCTGTTCTCTTTCTCTCGCGGGCAGCACCAACCGGAAGCTCGCAACGCTTAGGAGGATCCTATGTTCAACGCAAAATCACTGGCCCGCCAGGGCATCGGCGCCGCAAGCGCCGAAGGTCTCTCCGGTCATTCGTCGTTTTACCTGTACCGCACCGCCGACACGCTCGCGCAAGTGCTGGCGACCGGCTACTTCAACGATGCGCGCAGTCGGCTCAAGAAAGGCGACGTCATCGACGTCGTCTTTGGCGTCGGCGGCACGCCAGCCTACGCGCGGCTCATGGCCGAGGACGTGCCGTCGTCCGGCAATGTCGTCGTGGCGGCGCAAACCGTGGCGGCCGGCCTGAGGGCGGTCGCGTTCCAGCACACCCAAGTCGCCGCCGTCGACACCGTCGATGTGCCTGGACTGTCCAATGTCGCGGTTGTCGTCGCGTCGCTCGACACAGACCCCGCCGACGACAATGTCGCGGTGAGCGCATCCATCGGCGATCAGGCCGGGGCTCCCGCTGCGGGCTCCGCACTCGTCAAGATGTGGCGGTCGGCGGACGGTGTCGACGTGACGCCCGTCGCGGCCATCGCGTTCGGCCAGACGGTCAACGTGGTCGCCTTCGGCACGCCGTAGGTTCCCTCACGAGAAGTCGCGGCGGGGGGCGGCGGTTGCATCCCCGCCGCGCATCGAGGCGCTCATGCCCGAAGTCATCGACGATCGCACCATCATCAACGACGCGTTTGCTCGCATCGGC